CTTCAACGCTTCCTTAGCGGGGATCGGCACTACCGAGCAGCGGCAGTTGAATCCGGACGGCGGATAAATCTTAATCCATACAGGGTCTATCGCGCGAGCCATGAAGCCGTCAAGCACCGCATGTTCAGGCCGCACGCGCAGGTCGCCGACGGTCCAATACTGCCAGAAGGGCAGCGCGTCCATTGTCGAGGGCTCGCGCATCTGTTCCAGGCGGCCGCTCGAATACGCCTTCTGCATCGCGGTCTGAAATGCGGTGTCGAGCGTGAAGGCGTTCAGCCCGTCCACGGCCGCATCGCCGGCGAGTTTGCGCACCGCGGCGTGGAAGTCCTGCGCCGTGCCGCCATCGCGTGCGATCTCGGCCAGGCTGTCGCGAATCTTCTCGATCAACCGCACGTCGCTCACGCCGGCCAGGGTGAACGCATCGCGCTGGTATTGCGCGGTGAGGCCGTCAAACACTTGGCGCGTAACCGGAGTCAGCGCCTGGATGAAGCGCTGCGCATCGTCGTTGGGAAGATCGAAGCTGAACCCGCCAGTGACCTGGTCGTGCGGATCTTCGGCGAATCGCGCCACGCGGCTGCTGGGAGAGATGGGCAGCAGCTTGCCGGTTTTCTTATGCGCATGGCGCATGATCTGCAAACGGCCGAGCAAATCGGCGGCGGCCAGATGCCGCGCCAGCGTGTCGCCCAAGCGGCGCTGGATACCCGTGTCGCCCGGGTTGCCAAGATGAAAGCCGAGAGCCACGCTACGGCCTTTCTACGGGCGTGGCCGCGCGGGCCAGCTCGCCCACGCGCTCCTTCAGCAGCCCGGCCGCGTCGCCGTGCAATTGATCGAACAGCTTGTCGAACTCGCCCATCTCGCGATGCGCCTGGGCTTCCACCAGCACGCGGCGCGCGGCATCCTCGGCAAAGGTGGCCCGCGCCTGGTCCGCGATCGCGACCCGGGGAGCGTTGACGTTGGGCACAAGCACGTCGTCCGGATTTTCGGCATTCTCACCGGTGGCCGGCGGCACATCATAGCGCTCGGTGACATAGCCCACATTGAACTTCTTACCCATGCGCTGCAGGCCCGCGTCCACGGCCAGGCGCTTGACCAGGTCGCCGCCGTCCTTGATCTCCACCATCCACTTCGGCATCGGAGCGTTTGGGCCGTAATTCCACAGCACCATGGGGCGCACGAATTGATCGTTGACCACAGCCATCAGCGCCTTCGACAAGCTGACCGACCGCGTATCGAAAGTGTCGGCGTGGGTTTTGCCTTGTGCGTTCGATCCGGTGCCACCCTCGTTTCCGAAGCTGGTCAAAGTTTCGCCCTGGATGCGCCGCACAACGGCGTACTGCATCTTCTGGAAGAAGTTCTCGTAGACCTTGGGATCCTGCGAGCGCGCAATCTTGAGCAGCTCCTGGTCATACTCGAAGCTCTTGGGCACGGCGATCGCCACGTTGTCTACGATCGCCTGGGCGATCGCCGCGGCCTGCTGCCGTTCCTGCTCGTTATCCGGATCGTTGTACCGCACCACCGCGGTGCCAGGGCCTTTTTCGGCGAACTGCATCCAGAGGCGCTGGATGTTGCGCTTGAACCAGCTCGGCCAGAAGACCGACTTCAACAAGGGGCGGCCCATGCGATTGCGCCCGCGCTTGCGATAGGTGAAGATGAGGAACTTCTGTTCCGGAACGGGCTGGCCCTCGGAGGCCCAGGGATTGTCGAGCAGCTGCAGCGATCCCACCTGCGGATAGAAACGGTTGCCGAAGAGAAACAGCTCCTGCGGACAGTCTTCAATCCGCAGCAGTTCGGCCTGGCCGGCGCTCACGTCAAAGATCATCTCCTGCACGCTGAAGCCATAGCCGGGCGCGTCGAGCATGCAATCAAGGACCTCATCGAAGTTGAAACGCTTGAGCTGCGTCTCGATGAATTCCTTGATCTCGACGGCCTGCGTGTCCTGGTCATCGGCCGGCAACACGGACTGCGCCCGCTCGGTCACACTCAGTTTGAGCCCATCCAAAGCATTGGAGACGTCTTCGTCCTTGTCCTCCAGCTCGCGGAAGTAGGCCATCACCTGGGGCATGTTGTAGGTCATGGCCGCCCAGATCTCGGTAGGATTGCGCGTGCCGCCGAAGGCGAAGGTGTTCCGATAGAGCGAGAGCTGCTGCATGTACATGCTGTTGGCGGGGATCATCTCGCCTTGGGGCGGAAGCGCGGGAAGGTCTTGAACTTTTTCGTCGGCCATCACAAGTATCCTTTCATCTGCGTATACGACGTGGCCTTCGCTGGGGTCTGCATGCCCAACTGGATGAACCCCGAATCCGCCGCCATATCAGCCAGCGCTTTCGCCCAGAACGCGTCGGCGTGCGCGAATATCTTTTTCTTAGGTCCGCCGGCGACAGCCGTATCCACCTCGACGCGCGGCGCGTCGAAGGTAACGCCGGTCGATGTGGCCTGGCGCTTGATGGCCTGCAGCTCCGCGCGAATTTGCGGGTCATAAGGGATTCGGCTGCGCATCTGCTCAAATCGTTTTTTGATGCGGATAGCCAAGTCGGTCTTCATCTTTACGCCGTTATCGTTGGTCCCAGCGAAGCTCACACCCATCAAACGGCCCATGTTATCGAGGTTCAGTAGATCGAAGAGGCCTACACCCATGCCGGTTTTGTCGATTGCGGCGCGTGTCGCCATCTTCACGATGGGATTCAGGCGCTTCGCCTGTTCAGGAAAAGACATGGCGTGCAGCTTGATCACCGCACGGGTCCACGCAATATCGCCTATCTGCTCATCAAGCCAGAGACAAGTGGCATCGTGATCGCGGCCCACGTCGATTCCGGCGTGGAGGCGCCCGAGGGGAACGAAGCCCGGCGGCAGATCGACCGTAGCGCCCGCGTCTTCGCAGGCGGAGATGAGATCGAGAGTAAGCCACGCGCCAGTTGATTTGAGGAAGACGCAGAGAAATTCCTGATTCCAGGTATCGTCGTCGTTCAAGCCGCGACGCATTTCCTCGATGTTGATGGGGCAGCCTTCAGCCACTGCCTTGTGGACGTCCACCCAATGCCCGCTCCATCCATTTTTCTTTACCGCCAGATCCGTGGGCGCGACTCCAAGGTCAAGCCCAAGATCGCGCGCAATGTCATAGAACTTGCCCTGCTCGCCATTCGGCGTCGATAACACTTCAAGTGAGTTGCCCAGCGCCACCTGGCGGAAGACGGCGGCGAAGATCGCGTAACTATCTTCGTGGTGTGCGAATTCATCTAGCACCGCATCTCCGGGGTAGCCGCGGGCGGTGCGGGGATTCGCCGGCAGCGCGATGATGCGGCTACCGTTGGGAAAACTGATCTTGCTTTGGATAGCTTCGATGCGGCCCAGGGCGTCGACGAAATCTTCATTCGCAACCATCTGGGCTGTGCCGCCCATCAGTTGGCAAAGCTTCGCCGCAGTTTCCACAAATTCGATAGATTGTGCTTTCGAGGCCGAAAGCACTGTTGTGGTGCGCCCGGGAATCCGCATCGAGATCTCATCGCGGCGATAGGCGGTGGCGAACGAATAGCCGATGCGGGCCGACTTTACGGCGCACTTGAATCGGGTATCGTCGTCGATCCAGCGCTGCTGGTAGGGCCGCATCTGCAGCACCGGCGGCATTTTGATCTGATGGTCAAAGACTTCAATCATGAGCGATCACCACCGGGGTCCCCAACGACGGGTCCTTGTCGGTGGGGTGGACCAACGGCGGCAAGCCGAAGGTGCGCTCCCGCAGCAGATTGATATCTTCGATCGAGAATTGGCCGCCGCCCTTCTTCGCCGCCTGCTGCGTCGCCTGGTCGAGATTCTCGCGCGCCTTCTTCTCGCGATCCTCCAGGATCTTAATTTTGCGCTGGTCGACATCAACCCGCTTGGCCTGCAGCTCCACGCGCTGCATGCGGCTCATGGCCAGGGTCAGATCCTTCAGGCCCTTCGCGAAAAGCGCCTTGTCGCCGATCCCGGCCGACTGGATGAGATTGAAGACCTGGTCGCGTAAGGCGTTGATCACGGCCGAGTTTGAATTAAAGAGGTCATTCCCGGCGAAGGCTTTGGCGAATTCCCGGGCCTGGGCGCTCTCGCGCAACACTTCCTTCCGCGCCTGGGCCACGCGCAGATCGAACCAGCGCTGCAGCGTGCTCTTCGCCAGCCGCATCCCCGGGAACTGCTCCAGCACGCGCAGTTCCAGCGCTTCCCAATCGATGAAGCCGCCGCCGTCCGACGCCCACTTGGCGCTGTAGGGCAGCGCCGATTGCTCCTCGATCTCCTTCCAGGTCCGCGAGCGGTCGTAGAGCTGCTCGATCGCATCCCGCGCCGACTGCGGCAATAAATCGATCTTGAGCGGCTGATGTACTTGCCGCGGCTCGCCGGTTTTTGGTCTGGGCTTGGTCATGGCCTACCCGAAAAGAACGTCTTCGTTGCTCTTGCCTTGGGTCACAAAGCGCAAGCCCACAGCCGTCAGTTCAATCTGGCTCAGCTCCCTGCGGCCCGTGATTTCATTGCTGGCGGATTTGAAAGTCACATATTGCAGCACTTCCAGATCCTGCAGCAGCGTCAACACCTGGTCCCGCCCCACACTCTGGCCCAGCTCCTGGAGCATCGCGAAAAGCTCGAAGTCGTCCAGGCGCGGAAATTGGTTCTCATGGCCCTGGCGAACCAGCTTCAAGATGATGCCGCGCCGCCGCTTTGAGAGAATCAGCTCACGCTCCGCGCTCATTGGTTACTTCCTCCCCATGTGCCCCTTTGACGTTGACTGCCCAATGCAACCCCTTGACGCCGTCCGTCAATTCGCGGATCGACGCGTCCAACTGGTCGAACCGGTCATAGACGGCGGGAAACTCGCGCGCCGCGTAGATCGCCAGGCGCCGCACTTCCTCCGCCTGCTTATTGCCCTGATCCGCCAGGCGAGTCAGCGCGTCCGCCTGCCTGCCGGCCGCGGCCGCGCTGGCCTGGGCGCTGGTGGCCACCACGTTGAAGCT